CGACTTTTGGACTGAATCTTCAAGCGGAGTAGTTCTTTTACTTATGGGTTTCTTATTTAATATCAAGCAGTTATACAGATTTTAACATTTTTTAACAAATCTTTTTTGCGTAATTTATTGCGCATATGAAAACTTACCGTACATTTGTCAAACAAAACAAAGATACACAAATTATAAAACACACGACAATGAACACACCATTTCAACATTTCATCGACCTTGCTGCTAAAGTTCTAGACGCGGTCAACTCAGAAGAATCATTTATCAATCCTTGCAAAGGCATTGGATATCTATCAACGAAGTCAATTAGATTTGATGCTTATCCTTTTTATTGCAACGTGATGTTTATCAAGCACGAATTTGTCGCTAACAGTGTTGACATCAGTTTTGGATGTCCGATAGAATCGGACTGCTCAAAGTTTGACGAACTATTCATTGAATGGACGCAAAATGTAGAGGACTTTTTAGCAAGTGATTCGATGCTACTTTTAGATAACCAAATTAAAGCCGACCTAAAAAAATGAAAACACGAAAATACATCTGCGTTCAATCATCATCCGAGCCGCTTGACAGATTGAACTACAACGAACAGAGCAAGTACATTGCAGCCACTACCAAATCAACCCCATTCGAAAGATTAAAGACATCAATAATCCAAACACTAAAAGAGATATGATAGACTTCACACCATACATTAACAAGACAGAAATGCAGCAGATTGTAAGTCGCATACGAGATATCTTCGCAGACGCTGAAGCAGACGAAATACCACAATTGAGAGACCGTGTAATAGAACATAATGGATGGGCAATCACTTTCTCAGGATCAATAGTTAACGGTGAAATTGATATGGACGAGATAACCTTTGCACCATTCTGGTCAGAACAAGCTAATGAATTAATTAATCTATAAAACAACAACACAATGATTGACACAATTTTCGAACTACAACAACAAGTTATCGATGGCAATGCCAACGCACTTGAAGCCTACATCAACCTTAAAAAACTAGAGAAGGCACTTGCTACCGTTATAGCTAACGTGCAACCCTACGCAATGGACGAGGCAAGTCGATATGGTGAGCGCACCTTTGACAAGTTCGGAGCGAAAGTAGAATTGAAAAACGCAGCCGCACGTTGGGATTATTCAAACTGTATCCAGGTGAATCATCTATCTGCTAAACTCAAAACGATGCAGGAACTCGCGCAGTTAGCAGTTAATTCTGAACTATACGATGAGGATGGATTGCGTATTGAAGCAGCGAAAAAAGTAGAAGGCAAATCAACTATATCAGTAACAATAAATAAATAAAGTCAAGTTAAAAGTTTACAAATTAAATCAAAAAGTAAAGTTATGAGTACACCAATTTATGCAGAAAGCACAGGCAATTTCGTAGAACGCGAAGCCGTACCACAAGGAATGCACATCGCACGTTGCTATTCAATGGTTGATCTAGGAACACAGGAATCGACTTGGGAAGGTCAGACCAAACACCAGCGCAAAGTTCGTCTAACATTCGAACTACCAACAGAACTTCGCACGTTCAATGAGGAAAAAGGCGAGATGCCTATGGTCATTAGCCGCGAGTTTGTACTATCAATGCACGAGAAAGCATCACTTAGAATCTTTTTGGAGAACTGGAGAGGTAAGAAATTTACCGAAGAAGAAGCAAAGCGTTTCGATGTTACTGCGCTCCTAGGCAAAGAATGTCTATTGAACGTAACGCACACCGACAAGCAAGGCAAGGTCTATGCGAATGTTGCTAGTGCTAATCCAATGACAAAGGGAATGATAGCACCTGCTCAAATCAATCAGACAACTGTCCTATCTTTTGAAGATTTTGATTTCAGTATCTTTAATGAACTGCCAAAGTTTATTCAAGATAAGATAGCGTTGTCTCCAGAGTATGGAAAGATTCAAACGGAGTTAGCCGCGAAATCAAGACAAGTTCAACCTATTAAACCACAAGAAGAACCAAGACCAAATGATGTTGAAGACTACTCAGACCTACCATTCTAACTTCAAAGCATTTGTCAAATCGAAATTTAAGAGCGTGTCGAACTTCGGCACGACTCTTAAAATTTCAAGAAACACGGCAATGCTTTACGCGAACTGCCCCTGGCGAATGAATCTTGAACACTTGGCATTGATTGCCGCAATTACTAACACATCAGTAATACAATTAACAAAATTAATAAACAATGAATACAATAGACATCAACTCTCTTCTGCCATTGGTGAAGGATGCGAATAAGCAGGAGTTTATAGACCTAATGACTGACCGTAACAAATCAATAGATCACTCAAAGGTTGACGATATAGTGCTATCAAGATATGTGGCTACCATATGCGAATGGTCACAATGCTATCACAGTATTGGAATGAAAGAAATACAGAGCAAGTCACGCATCCAAGACATCGTTTACATCCGTCATATTACTATGTGGTGCATTGAATTAGAGTTTGGACATCGAATGACGCTGGTAAGATTAGCGGCAATATTTAACCGTCACCACGCATCGGTAATTCACGCCACAAAACGCTGCGAGAATACCTTAGGCTACGATAAAAAGCTTAACGCGATGTTAATTAGTCTAAATGAGTATCTCCAGCTAAGAGGTTTTTCTACCTTAGCGAAGATTTCACAGACTTTGCAACAACCCAAATAATTTCACGAATAATGAAACAACATTCACTAGCAGTTCACTGCTGCATAAAAGAGATTCTTGAGAGAAAAGAAAAAGGAAAGCTTTACCCATCTGCTGAACTTGTAACAGAGGTCTGTGAAAAGTACGCACTGGGTGAGGAGTACATTCGAAAGATTGCAGAATTTCCAAAACGATGACGGAATAAAACATCAACAACTATAAAAACACAACACAATGACGGCAAAAGACTTCTTTTATAAAAATGCAAAAGCAACCTATCAGGACTGCATCTCTCCAGACGAATGTATAAAACTGATGAATGAGTATCACAAGCACGTTGTAGGCGAGTTCGTTGCTCCTTCAATGGAAGATGTTGTAGCATTCTTTCAGCAGAAGACGGGCGGCAGTCAATCGGACGGCATTACATTCGCATCCAAGTTTATCGCCCATTACGAATTGAAAGACTGGAAGTACGGGAACAAGAAATTGAAAGATTGGAAACGTGCTGCGGTAGCTGCTTGGGATATGAGTAAGTTTGTAACACAAAAAACATTGAACAATGGATCATTTGGAAAAGGCACATCAGAGCAAGGGCTTCAGTCACTCCTTAGCCAATTTGACTAAGGTCGCTAACGTAGATTTCAGAAAGATAATTGCAGCCAAAGAAGCACCACTAGTCGCATTGATTAGTGGTAAGGACTTCGCGGTTGAATACTATGCTCAACTTGTCTTTCACGGCATCGCGCAGCCCGACAGAATAGAACCTATCCAACAACTACACTCGTTTGTCTCTGACAATTTCAGTTGGTGTACAACGGTAGATTTTAAGTTGGCGTTTGAGTTCAATGCCGCGAGTAAGTTAGCCAACAAGCTAACATCATTCAAGTCATTTGATGCTACATACGTTGGTAGTGTGTTGAGTGAATACTACCAGTTGCGAATGGACGCGATGAAAAAGTGGAATGAAGTTAATGTCAACTACATTGAACCTGCACGACAGTTGGAATCAGGTAACGAGACACTTAGTTGGTTTGAGGAAGCATTAAAGAAAGACATTGAGAATGCGAAGAACGGTAACTTTATGGCTGCTGAGTTAATGGGCTTTGTGATGCTGGAGAATCTTTACAAGACTGGTCTAGTGACTGACGAGTATTGGACGGATGATGAGTGGTTGAGTTTTAAGCAGAGAGCGAAAAGACTCGTTCACGATCAACAAGAAATCGGCAAGACAAAACTTCAAAGGATTCAAGCCAACCCACGACTAAAGGAGCAGTACACGAACAGTATTGCAAGGGAAATGAAAGTGATGATGTACCTGAATTATTTAACAAAAAACAAATAGCAATGACCGAACTAGAAAAATGTGAATTGGCGAAAGCTAAAGGATACACGTACTGTCCAGTAAGCGGAGAGATTAGAGGTGTACGCGGTAAAATTACAAAAGATTCTAGAGATGGATATATTCGATGTGCATTACAATTTGAAAAAAAAAGTTTTCTTGTACTTGGTCACAGACTTGCTTGGTATTTACATTATGGAATTCTACCAAATAATTCAATTGACCATATAGACGGGAATAGAAGTAATAACAAAATTGATAATTTACGCGATGTCACTACACAACAAAATCAATGGAATAGAACAACTGCCAAAGGTTATCATTGGGATAAAAGCATAAACAAGTTTAAAACTCAGATAAGGATTAATGGAAGAAAAACAACTATCGGATACTTTCACACCGAACAAGAAGCACGAAACGCCTACCTAAAAGCCAAAGAAACATACCACATTATAGCTTAATTTTACCAAATGTACACACCCCAATACACTACTCGCCAAGATGAAGCATTGACTTTGTTATCTCCAAAAGATTTGACAACAGAAACAGTCTTGTATGGCGGTAGTGCAGGTGGTGGTAAAACATTTCTAGGGTGTAGTTGGCAGATCAATAGACGATTAAAATATGCAAACACTCGCGGATTGATAGGTCGTGCAGAATTAAAGCGACTTAGACAGTCAACGATGGCTACATTTTGGACGATTGCGAATCAGATGGGACTTCGTGCTGGTACGCACTACACATACAATGGTCAAGACCACGTCATCAAGTTCTACAATGGTTCGCAAATAATACTGATGGACTTAGGCTTTATGCCGTCAGACCCTGAGTTCAGTAGACTTGGTTCGATTGAGATTACAGATTACTTTGTGGATGAGGTAGCGGAAGTATCGCAACGTGCCATCGATATATTGGATAGCCGTGTGCGATACAATCTTATTAA